AGTAATGGCTAGAAGTATCAATACAGGACCCCTAAGGGCACTTGTAAAGCCTAAATCAAGAAAGCATATACGAACAGGCAACATAACAGAAAAAATAGCTGCTAGTGTTTTGTTTAATTCAGAACTCATTAATAGAATAAATAATCAAGATAAGCCAAGAATTCAAATAGCAGGTCTAAAAATGATTGCTACATATTTTGAAGCATATGTGGATAACTTAGCAAGAATAAATCATTCTAAATTTCATCACATCTACGAACCAGATATGACGGGAATAAAAGAAGGAAGACTTTTTGAATCTTCAATAACATCGTCTTCAATTAAACCAAACTTGACATATACTTTTTTACCATCAAGAATGCCACCAGAAAGTGGATATGTGTTTAAGAATAAAGCCTATGTAATGGAAAATCAAATACCCCTTACAATTACAGCCAGAAATGCTGAGTACCTTAGATTTGAATATGAGGGTGAATTCTATTCAAAGAAAACAGTATTTGTTGCAGAACCTGGTGGAGCAGATGTTGGTGGAGCGTTTGTTCAAACATTTAATTCTTTTATGACTTCAATGGCAGGAGCAGCACTAGCTGATTTAGGATTCTTTGAAAGAATTGAAAAAGGAATTGCAAATGAATCAAGGATTGCACTTGCTAGGGTTTCTGCTGGTAAAATAGAAGGTATGGCATCTGAAGCTTCAAAATCAGCAAATAACATTGTTAGGAGATTAAAGTAATGACTTATAATAAGTTACCTATTCAATTAATCAACAAGTATATTTGGGATTTGGCATCAGGTCTTGTAGATGGAACAGCAGTAGATACTGGTGTAATTAATGTTGAAAACTATTCTTTAAATGGAACAACATCAACGGTGTCTGGCATAACATTTGCTGGAGAAATATCCACAGTTACAACTACTGCTCCACATGGAGTTATAGCCAATCAGCTATGTAAAATATCTGGAGTTAATGCTTACTATGACAAAAATCATAGAGTCCTTTCAACTCCAACCCCAACAACTTTTACAATTGCTAAACCAACACTAGGATCGTCTGCAGCAGGAGGAGGTACAGTCAAAGAAATAGGACTCTTCCCATTTTATCCAGTAGCAGAAAACTCTGGTGCAAATACAGACATTACACCATTCGTAATATACGATTTCCTATTTACTCCACCATCTAATACTCAGTGGTTTATTGACTGTGAAAAAGCTGTATACACCATAGTGGGAGAATTGCCTCAAATTTACTACTTTAGGAATTTTATCTACGAAACATTGAAAAAATTTGATATATCAGCTCAGGCAGTAAATGAATATGTTCAAGATGATGAGATTAAGTTTAAGTTTATCAAGTGTGAGCAGTCAAATTATATGATTGACGAAAAAAGAATTGATAGCTTTAAGCCTAAATTTGTTACTTCTTTGATCCTAACTTATGATTATACTAAATCATAAACCTAACTGTGCTACTATTAACTTGAGGAAGCAAGACCACAGCAAGTCATATATCTAAAACATGACAGGAGGTGTAAAAATACACTATGGCAATTGGTAATGCAAAAAATATTATCGTAGGTGCTGGTGCTCTTTATGTAGGGTCTACCACAGGCACTGAATACGGTGAAAATACTCTACCAGCAGCATCTGCAACACTTTCGGGTTCCGTAAAGCGTTTGACAGATCCAGCTAACGTAGACCCAACAGATTGGAAATCCGTAGGCTATACATCAGAAGGTGCAGAACTTTCTTTTGAACCAGACTTCGGTGAAGTTCAAGTTGATCAGCTTCTTGACGTTGCAAAGATTTTCAAGCAAGGTCAGCGAGTAATGGTTAACACAACCCTTACAGAAGCAACACTTGAGAACATGCTAATCGTTCTTGGAGCTGATTCAGATGATCTTTCAGGAGCATCAACAGCAGACATTCAGACTTTCACAATTAACGGTGGTTCTCTTGGATATACTCCACTAGAACGCTCAATCGCAATTGTTGGTCCAGGTCCAGATTCAAAGACAGCAGCAGGTGAAGTGGTAGAAAGAGTCTATCTAGCTTATCGTGCTCTTTCAATGGACACAGTAACAGTTGGTATTAGAAGAAATGAAGCTACAGTTTTCCCTGTATCGTTCAGACTTCTAGCATCTTCAACTAATACTGCATCCGATGGAAACGCAGCATATGGTAAGATTATCGACAGAGTATTCACTCCAGCGTAAATATAATTAAATAATGTATAATAGGGTAGGCAGCAATGCCTACCCTATTATGTTATAACGATAAATGCTATATAATTAAAGAGAATCCAAAGGAGAAAAATATGGCAACGAAAGTATACGAAAGTGTAGAACTAGAACTTCTAGATGGCACAATTGTAAATATTAAGCCTTTAAACCTAAATAACTTAAGAGAACTAATGAAAGAATGGCAAAAAGCACAGGAGTCAAAAGACGAAGATGATTTCTTAAACATCCTAATCAATTGCACCCAGATTGCTTTTAAGCAGTATAATACAGATCTTGCTGGAGATAGAGAAGCACTTGAAAATGCACTTGACATCCAGACAATGTATAAAATCTTGGAGGTGGCTGCTGAAATCAAGCTGAACGACCCAAACCTCGTAGCGATGGCTCAGGAACTGGTTGGAACGAACTAGATCTTGCAGAGCTAGAGGCAGAAGTGTTCTTGCTTGGACATTGGAAAGATTACGAAGAACTTGAGGAAAGTATCTCAATGCCTGAGTTAACAGCAACATTAAAAGCAATGTACAAAGTAGAAGCTAGAAAAAATAAATTTATCGCAGCAATGCAGGGAGTAGATTTAGATTCTAACGATACATCTTCTGACTCTACAGAAAAGCCATCGACTTTTCAAGATATACAGGCAAGGGCAATTTCAAAGCTAACTAACAACGAAAACGTTGCTGGTGCAGCTCAGCTTGGAATAACCCCAGACATGGGTATTGGTTATGCAGTATTAAGGAGTGGTGAGTAATGGCTGATGTGAACGCAACATTTAATTATGATGCCAATTTCGGATCAGCCTTATCACAAATCAAGGCTCTTTCAAAAGAGCTTAGTGTTCTTAATAATTCTTTTAATTCACTAGATAAAAATGCTCGTGTTTTAAGAAATGACATAGCCAGTACCTTTTCGTCTGCAGCAGGACAAATTGGTGGTTTTAGTTCTAAAACCGTAACCATTACATCTGACCTAGATAACTTTGGAAAATCTCTTGATAGAAGTAAGTTAAAGCTAAGAGATTACTACAGAGAAGCAACTAGAGCATTTTCTGCAAACAGCAATGCTAGAAAACTTGCTGAAGATCAGATAAGAAGAACAAAAGGACAATTAGTTGAACTTGGCATGGATGCCGAGGGAAGACGCAAGGGTATGCTTGTAACCCCAATGCGACTTGATATGACTGATATGAATAATCAGTTACAGGTTGCTAGAAAACAATTTGATATATTTAATAGACTTATTCAAGATGGTGCCACCTCACTTATTAACTGGGGTAAAAATACACAATGGGCAGGTAGACAGCTTACAGTAGGTCTTACAGTACCTATGACTATCTTTGCATCAACAACAATTAAAGCATTTAATGATGTTGATAGAGAATTAACAAGATTCCAAAAGGTATACGGTGCAGACCTTGTTGGAACAACAAAAGAAGCAACTATGGAAATGCGAAATGCAATTCAAGCACTTGCAATTGACATTGCTGGTAGCTATGGTATTGCAGCAAAAGAAACTGCATCCCTTGCTGCAGATTTAGCAGCAACAGGTCTTGAAGGCAAAAAGCTAACTGACTCAATTAAGCAAACAACAAGACTGGCAGTTCTTGGTGAACTTGATAGACAAGATGCTATGCAGACAACCCTATCTCTTCAAAACGCTTTTAATATGAGCACTAAAGAACTTGCAGAATCTATTGATTTTCTTAACGCAGTAGAAAACCAAACCTCTGTGTCTTTGCAAGATTTAACTGTAGCAATTCCAAAGGTTGGACCAGTTATTGAGTCCCTTGGTGGAGATGTAAAAGATCTTTCTGTATTGCTTGTAGCAATGAAAGAAG